AATTGAAACGATGTTTGGTGGTGTACCAACAAGTGAATCTGGGATATCAACACCTATTTCAGATTGTCTTCTTATATTCATTGCTTGTGTTGTATTATAAAATACACCCAAGCAATTTATTTTAAAAAACAAACCATCGTATAAGCTACCCAGTGTAAACATCCCAGCAACTGTTGTTGTATCCACAGCCCCAAGTTCTGGATTTTCTTGTGTAACTGGTGGAATATTATATGACGTTTCACCAAGGTACTGAATAATTTTTGGAAAACCCTGCCAATCGCAATCCAAAACAGCACCCAAGCTAAAAATGTCGGTTGCATATAGTTTTAAGCCATTTGGTAGCATTGGTGGATAATATAATTTATCACCATAACTAACTAGTAATCCTTCGGTAAAAAATATATTATTCTCAGGTGCTGCGAGTGGTGGGTTAAAACCCCTAAATGTTGTGTCTCTTAATGTTTTTGTATTGCAACTATTACCAACGCCTCTGGGGTCATCACAATAATATTCGCAAAATTTAGTTTTACCGCGTCTTCTTTTTTTATATTTTAATAAATAATAATACAATGTTCCGTTTACCCAATCATTATAAAAATCTAATTGATACAAACCTAACTGTTCAGCTAAAACAGCTGAAACGCAATCGGTGTAACTTTCTAGACCTTGACCGTTGCAGCCTGGGGTGAAATATTGTTCTGGTGACGTTGGACACAGGAGTCTAATTGGGTTTATCCAACCAAATGGTCTCACACCAAATATGCTAATGCCTGCAAGTGCACAAAGAATAACGTTTATTAAAAATACAATAGAAGCAATTATTGTTATTATAACACATATTATATTAAATATTGGATTTATTTTTGTTCTAGCTCTGTTAAACGGAAATTCCGTTTTATTGCCTGAACATGCATCCACATCTTTAATACCCATATATCTTTCACCAAATGTAGTATTGGAAACGCTAGCAATAAAATTTTTTACAGTATAAACTTTGTTCCAATATATGTCTCTAAGGCTATAATCTTTTGTTGTTTTATCAAACGTAAAATCTATTTCTGATGAATTTTTGGGGTTATGTGGTATTAAATATTGCCCTCGGGTTCTTTTTCTACCTATTCCACCAGTTTCATCCATGCTAATTCTAAATCTAACACTTGCTCTTGTTGGTATGCCTCGGTTTTGGTCATCTGAGGGTATTGTATTTCCAATTTCGTCGGTTACAACATAATCCAAATTCATTGGAATTAAATAAGACCAAGTTCCATTTTCGTCAATAATTCTACCACCACCAACATTTAATTCTTCAATTTCGTTGTCAAGTGTTTTTCTAATCATTTCGATTGTACCCTCACTTGTTGTTTGTTGACAAAGTTTACCTAAATCATTTCTTGGTCTGCAGTTTTTGCTTACGCTATTTTTATCGCTATCGCCAAATAAACTACCCATAAAAATGGCATGTGGTACAAGATTGTAATTTAAATTATAATCAACCCTATTGATGCCAATTTCACATGTGTCGGTATTACCCCAAAATGGTTGTACATTAACACCAATATCTACTGATTTAATTTGAACCAAAGAATTAAGATTTTTGCTAGCTTTAAATTTTGTTGGGCTATAAAAAAATTTTTCTGGTGTTCCTTGTTCAATTAAATCATAGGGTCTTTGCGATACAATACCAATATCAGAAATATCAACATCAATATGTACAACATGTGTACCCACGGGTACGCCAAATAACATAAAATCACCAGAGTTATTTGTTACAGCATTAAACTTATAATATCTACAGTATACTGTTAAAACATCATCGTTATCTAATATTTCTCTTTTTTGTGGAAATGTACCAACTGGTGTGTAACATTCATTACCTATACTTGATTCTTTTGGTAAAACATTATATCTTATACCATCTCTATCGACATCGGTTACATTTTCAAATGGATATATACCACTAATTGTGCTGTTGTTTTTATCTTCTTCGCTAAGTGGTATAAATACGCTTACTTTAGCATTTGGTACACCAAATCCATTATTAACAACAACTCTGCCAACGATAACACCGTAATCAGAACAAAAACTTTCATAAGCCTTATCTTGGCTTATTTTCAATGATAATATTTCAATAAAATCAAAATCTTGCTCTAATTTTACTGTTAAGTAATTATCAGTGCCATTTGGTGTTGTCCTTATTCTAATACTGTCCGACATTGATTAATTAATTTAAAATCATTATATCATCTGGATTCTCTAATTCGTAATCCTCTTCGTTATATTCGTCCTCATCATCTTCATCATCGTCATCTTCGTTAAGTTTCATTAATTTTTTACCAATCAAAACCAATGTTGGTACAAAATTCAAACCCTGAGATAAAAAAATAACCTTGTACATTGCAATAAAATATGCAATTAAAACAACGGGTGTTATAAAAATTAATGCAAGAATAAAAATTATAATTTTTGATATTAATTTTTTAGTTTTTTGAAAAATGCTTGGTTTTTCATTTTCTATCTTAGGTGTTTCTCCACTAAGAGTATTTTTTTGTTTTTTGCATGTGTAACACGACATATTTTGTATTGTATTTTAAAGGTTATTTAACTCTGACGATAACGTCAGTAACTGGAAATTTAACTTCAAACATTGTTGTTGGTTCACCAAAAAGTGCATATTCTTGTGAAATATCAATTTGTCTTGTTGCTGTGTCAATATATGGTTGTGATATTTCATTTGTTGAATAATTACCGCCAACCATATTATAAACTCTTAAATCAATTACGTTTAATACACCACCAACATTGTTTATTGTTTCCAATAAATTTGATAAATAAATGTTTTCACCCATTTCAAATTTATTAATGCTCATGTAGTTTGTTATGCTACTAATAACCTCAGATATAATTTGTGTTTGTGGGTATTTTTTATCAATAAATAAATCAACTTGAAATGACAAATTAACTATTTTTGCATTGGTTATTTCAATGTAATCATTAAGCATTCTATAATCAGATAAATAAGTCGCAATGTTTTCTTTAAGTGTACTTGTTGATGTATTGTTTAATTTACCGCTTGAATCAATACCCATTATGTATACCTTTATTTTGTTTTGTTCTTCAAAAACACCTGTTCTAAACGGAACACCAAACTTCCCAGGCATCAACGCTATTCTTGATTGATAGTCCTTGATTGTTACCGCTCTGTTTTGAGCAGAAAAATTATATCTAACAAGGTTTCTTATTTCTTCAACCGAGGGTTCTGATTTACCACCCAAAGCTGGTAATGGGTTATTAACAGTTAATGAATTTCTAACAGCATTATTTTTTGTATTATCAGGTCCATTTATTGTCATTGTTAATAAACCTTTAGATGTTAATACACCTTGACCTAGGTTTGTATCTGCACCACCACCAATTCTGTATTTAATAAATAATGTTGTATTTGGACTCAGTGTACTACCCAAAGAAAGGTTATTAATAAAATCACCTATTTGATTTACCATCATTGGATTAACATCAAAATCACAGAGTGAACTTGTGTCTTGTGTTCCACCACCAAATATTATTTTTGTAAAACCTAAATCGGTGTATTCTCTTATAAATCTTTGGTTTACTTTTATGTATTTTCCTGGTTTTATGGATGAATTATCTGATATTTTATTATAATCTTCAATAAAAACTTTGTCTTCAGCTAACGCGTCAACTTCAAACCATCTATTTGCTGTATTTAAATACTGACTATTAGTTGGTTCTGCTACAATATTTGTACCAGGCAACGTAATGATTGAATCTATCGATAAAACATTATCATCTGGTAAAAATATTTCAAAAAATGGTCTAACATTATTCGGTGTTATTACTTGTTTGTATGTTTTTGTAAAACCATTAACAACCATTTCTCTTTTTGTTAATGTGTATGTAACAAGTGTTCCGTTACCATTAAAATTTGGAACAATTAATCTATTTGGTATTCCACCAACACTAAAAGGTGATGAAAAATCTATATCATTAGATGTTTCAAAAACTTTACCAGCACCATTTACTTGAGCACCAGCTTGTATTATTGGTGCATAGCTTATGTCAAAGCTATCGCCAAGTACGGGTACGGTAACAGAAAAATCAACAATGGTTACTGAGGGTCTTTTTCCAGGTACCTTAAGACCAAATGTTCTAGCCATTGAAAGTATTGAACTTCTTTCTTTAGCGTAATCAATTTGTGTTTCTTGAAACATCCTGTCGGTATTGAATGAAAGCATATCGCCCACAGCCGCATTCAATTCTAATAACATCATACCCACGGATGCGTCGTTGTAATCATTAAAAATTTCTGGATAATATTGTCTTACCATATTAACCAAATCCGCTCTTATATCAGCAAAATTTCTACTGGTGTAATTAACTAGTTGTGCCATTTTTAAACATTTATTATCACAAAATCAGCAATTTCAAATGCGTCTTGTGTTATTGTATAATCTAATCTTATTGTTGCGACGTATTCGTTGTCTTGTGAAGGCGTTACGGTTATACTTTTTATATTCAATTTTGGTAAGTATTTTTTTACCGAATTTGTAACTTCTTCTTTTATATCGTCTAGTGTTTTAGGGTCGTTTGGTTCAAAAATATAATTTAATAAATTTGTACCAAAATCTGGATTGTATAACCTCTGACCCTTTCTGGTTAACAACAAATGCATTAAATCTGCTTTAATCGCTCGTTGGTCATCAGAATTTAAATTTAAAAAGAAACCTTTTGGACTATTCTTGAAGGGAAAGTCAATGTTTATATATCTTCCAGCTGCCATAACGTTGTTTTATTAGATAAATATAATAATAAAAGATTTTTATAAGTAAATCTATAAAAAATAAAAAAGGGGCCTAATTGGCCCCAATTTTAATGTTATTTTTTAATCTTAAACGATTGTTACCTCACATCCACCAGCGCCGCAAGCAACCTCTCCGCTTAGGTTTGTATTATCAACCATTTCGATAACCCTAGTTAAATCAATGTCGCTTAATACTTCCATCATTTTTTCGTACTTTTCTTTAGTACAATCCTCAAATGGTGCTTGAATATAACTTCCGCCATCGTAAGGTAATACCGAAATTCCGTTAAATGATTCGCGATTTTCCCACATCCATTTCCCCACGCTTGGCCATTCGTTAATCTTATAAATTAAATTGCCATTTTCATCTCTTCTATCTTCCTTGATTGGATGATTATTAGAATCAACAAGTATAACGTTGTTTTCATCAATTTTTGAGATTTTTTCAGTTTCTTTTTTAATAGATACTGTTACAGAAACGTTATGTGTATTTTGTCCATCTCTATGACCACTTCTAACCCAATTAGTATTGAATTTGCTAACTCTATCTAAAAGGTTCATTGGTGATTCAAATCTTAGAATCGAACCTTCTGGTGACTTAACTGGTAGTGATATCACCGCTTGGTCTTTTGGTTTAAAGTATTCATCTTCAACTAATTCTGGATGGTAGATTGACAAATATGTATATATTGCTTCGTTTTTACCAACACGAATTCTTCTGATATAGTAATCGTTATGCCAAGCATGAATACCTGAAGCTGTACCCAAAACCAAAGAACTTGTGCCTGAAGGTTTAACGGTTGTTGTTCTAGCGGCTTTGTTGATTCCGATTAGTTTTGCTACTCTAGCATTTTCTTTCAAAACAGCTTTAGCCGCTAATTCTAAATCATATTTAAGAACTTCACCAGAACCAATACCAGTCATTCCTACACCTATTAAAGCGTCTTTTTCTGTTGTACGCTTCCATACATCACGAAGATAATGGAAGTCGGTATAACCAGCTTGTAATGTGCCTATAAGAGAAGCTGCTTTGCTTCTAGCTTCTAGGTCTTCTTGTGACTCGATATCGCTAACATTAACTTCGCAAAGATTACAGAATTGATATGGTCTTAACCCAATCTCACAACATGGGTTTGTACCCCAATCTTTATCATTTGAGAAGTATACGCCTGGTTCACCTGAATTGCTATCTTCAATTTTTTTCCATAGACTTAAGAACTTGTCTTCGGTTATCTTATGTCTAAGAATAACAGCTGAATTGTTTGCTCGGCCTCTTTGTGGGTTAAGTTCCCACCAAGCACCTGATTTACACGAAAGCATTTCTTCATCATCTAATGAAAACAAAGAAATCAAGGCTGCTCTACGTATGCCACCAGTTAAAACAGCATCAGCAATAAAACAAATAATATCATGGCATTCAATTGGTTCTAATTTAGAGCCATCTTCTTTTGCATCTAATATTTTTTTAATGTTATGAACACAATCTTTTAGGGGTTGTGGGCCAGGCGCCTTACCACCGCTCGTTACCAACAACGCACCTTTTTGACGAATGTCTGAATAATCAAAATCAGGTGTTGACATGCCTTCAAAATAAGACCTCATTAAGATTTTGATTGCATCTGCCCATCCTTCTATACTATCACCAACTAGATATCTTCTTGTTCTAGTTTGATTTGGTTTGCGGATTTCTGGAAGATTATCAACATGATGTCTTTGAACAGAAAATCCAACACCCGTACCACCCAAAAGCAAAAACATTGTTTCACTGAATGCTCTCCAATCATCAATAGGCAGATATGCGCAATTGTAGATTCTATTCGGGCTAATTTCGATGGGTTTTCCACCGAATTGTAATGACCTCATTGAAGGTAAGACTTTTTTTGCGTAAACAAATTTGTAAGCCTCTTCAATTTCATCAGAAATATTTGGATATTTTTTCTGATGCATTTCTTTGTTTCTTGTAACTAATTCTTCCCATGTTTCCCTTCTGTTTAAGCTAGGGATAAATTTTGCGTACTTCATGTGTACTGTAACATCGGACAAGATTTTTGTAGATAAATCCATTTTAACGTTTTTTTTTATTTTGTAATTATTTATTGTGAAACTGTATTGTTTTCAGTGTTTGTTGTGTTGATTGCTTCGCTTCTTTTTTTCATAAGACTAGCAACGTATTCGTTTTCATCCTTTTGTTGTTCTTTTTTGTGTTCTGTTCTTGTCATGCCAACGTGGTCTTGATTCATGTCTATTTGTATTCTTGCGTTATCAAATTTAATGTCGCTAAATACAATACCATCTTTACCAAATCTTGATTTAAGGATAGCCATCGTTGCTGTTCCGTTTTCTTTTTGGTCTAATGATTTTGCAATCGAAACAATAAAGTGACCAATCTGACCTTTTTTAATCGAACCACCAATTTGGTCTGCTTCAACAACTTCAGCTTTAATTGAACTTCTATTACCCTGAACTGCTGTCCAACCTGCAATATTAAACTCAAATAATAAGGTCTCAAATTGTCTCATTACGCTACCTTCGCCCGCATAAACATCATCGAAATTCTTAGAGGGTTGGATACAATCAATATAATCAACCAATAAAACATCGGGTCTAAATCCAGAACCAATTAACTTTCGTATATATTGTCTAATGATTGGTACCGTAGTTCCGTCGCTTGGGAATTTTTTTAATTTCAACACGCCTGGTTCTGCTTTCTTTTTTTCGATTAATGTCTTTAATTCATCCTTATGCAAAGATAAGGCATTTAATTCGTAACCCGACCAACATGATAGGTGTTTTCTCTGAATTATTTTTGGTGTATCTTCAAAAAAGATTTGAAGAACATTTTTACCCAAGTCTTTTGCGGTGTTGGCAATTTTTGTTATCATCGTTGTTTTACCAACACCAAATGGTGCAACTATCAAAGCTAATTCACCCTTTGATAAACCACCATCCATAACTTCATCTAAACCCTTTATACCTGTAGGTATGGGTTTTCTAAAATCATCTTCTAACACAGAATCAATGTTATCTAAAACATTTAATCCGTTGTCTTTATTTTCACCGTGTATTAGTGCTTTTTTTAATATCTCTTCGCACTCATCGTATCTTGAAATATCGCCTTTATCAATAATTAATTGTATTTCTTTTATGGATTTTTTTAACTCTTCTTGCTTACAAAATTTCATGGCTTTTTCTTGTATAAGAAAGCCATCATTTAAGTTTGCTTGTTTTATTTTTTCTAGTTGTCCTACAGTATAGGTTTTTTGAAATTCCGTCATAACAGCATCAGCTAACCTAATTTCTAGGCTGCTGATATCTGGTATAACGTTGTGTTTCTGGTAAGCCTCTTTTATTGTTAAAATAATAAGTTTTAAGCTGTGGTCTTCAAAATAATTAGGGTCTATAATCTCAATTATTGATTCGGCAAATTTTGTATCTGCGATGAGTTGCGCTACTAGTCTGACTTGAAAATCAGGACCAAAATAACTGAAACTATCTTTTAATATCTTTGCCATTCTCTTTTTTAATTTTTTAAAACCTTGATTATAATAAATATCTTAAAGTGCTACATCAGCATAACTTGTTGTATAATTTTTTTGACTTAGGTAGTCTTTGATTTCTGTTATCAGATTGGGTATTAACTCTTTAATGTCTACTTGGTACCTTACTTCATGTGGAAAAAAATTTCCTGAGAATGTACTTTTAGCCACAGCAGATTTATCAACACGTATTTCAAAATCAAAAATGTCTTCTTTTTCAAAAATGTTTTTATACACCACTTCTTTTTGTGGGTAGTACGGATTGTAGTTCTTCCAAAGATATTCCATTGATTTCTTTTTCAGATGTGAGGGTATCATACCCATTGTACCGTTTTCTTGACTTGTCGTTGTGCATATTCTATCCATTAGTTCTTTGATTTCCAATGACGCAATGGATTTTTCGTTATAGTCTCTGATATTGAAATATCTTTGACAAATGATGTGTTTGTTGATGTA